ATCAATGGGTCGCCCATTCCGCTACGCTATTAATATGTACGCACTGAAGCATATCGATACGGTAGAGTTTAGATTGTTCCGTGGTACAATGGATCGTACGGAACTTGAATCGTGTTTCCGATTTGTTCAAGACTTTCTTGATGCTGCGTTGAATACTGGTGAATCAGTAGTACAATTAATTTCAAATAATAATTATAAATTCCCTCCAATGATTTGGGATCTTCATCAGTTTATTGGTTGGGAGAAAACAAAACATCCAGAAGATCGTGGAGAAAAAGTAAGAACATATGTTGAAGTATAAAGTAATAGAAGATTGTGTATCAAGAGATTTGCAAAACAAATATTTGGAGATCTCAGAAGGTATACATTGGACCTATAATAAAACTTGTATACATCCTTTAGATATTCCAATTCAGAATGAAACTACATTTGATGTTGGACAACTAACATGTAGAGTTCCAGAACACGATTATAATTTGTTCCTCCCTCTTCTAGATCATTTTGAACAATACTCTAAAATTAATCGCATAAAATATAATTTGTTATGGAGATGTTCTGAAACAAATAATAGACATACAAGTTTACATAAAGATGGTGATGACCAATGTATGAGTGCAGTATATTATGTTAATGATTCTGATGGAGATACCATCATAATTGATGGTGATGATGAATATAGAATTAAACCAAAGAAGGGATCTATTCTAATATTTCCTGCGCATCTAATTCATGCCTCATCTAACCCATCAAATGCGTTTGAGAGAATTTGTATAAATTTGGTAGTAACAAAATGAAATTACTAAATTGCCCACGTGCGGATTTTATCGCAGCAATAACTACAGACAAAGAAGATAACTTTGCTAAGACGTTTGTTGCCAAAGCAGATATGCAAGACCAATGGGATTATTGTATTGGCGCATTCGATGGTAATGAATTAACTGCTGCAATTATCACCACAATATCAAAGACCAAACCTCATGTTGCAAACCTTCAACTGTTACATACATTTGCAAAACATAGAGGTAAAGGTTCAGCTCGATTACTTTGTGAAGATTCATTGAAGCGAGCAAGAGCCACTGGTGCTACATACTTCAGAGTATCTTCCGAGAAGACGGCAGTTGGTTTCTATGAACGATTGGGTTTTAAGTTTTGGGGTACTCAAAAGAGTGGTTGCCAATTATCCATATTCAGGATAAATGGAGATAATTATTCAGAAGCTGATTACGACTACTCCGATACAATTATCAACAAGGCTGTTAATCGCAAAGGTAAAGGTGGCTGTGTAACTCTGTTTAGTCTTGCAGAGGATCAGAAACAACTTGACTTTCATTCATTTTTGTAGTATAATATAATTTTGGGAACACACTATGACACACTTGAGAGAAGAAAATTTGGCAGTTGTTACAAGAAGAATTGCTGAGGATGCATGGGTAACTAATCTTGATGGAACAAAATCAAGAGCAGTATCTTGGTGCAAATGCTGTAGGGTTCATAAACCTTTAAGTGCATTTTACTTAAAATCAAAGAGTACTAGAAAACATAAAAATGATGTTCGAGGATATTGTTGCATTTGTTTTGATGAACAAAACAAAAAAGCAAAAGAAATTCGTGAAGAACGAAATGCAGTCAAACAATTGAATATTCTGATCAATGAATTAAAGATAGAATTTGAGACTGCGAATCAGTAATGAATTTCGAACATATTTTTCCATCAGTTATAGGTTATGAGATTAATAAAGATTTAACAGATAACATTTTGCTTATTGCAAAAGAATATCTTTCTGATGATTCTAAGATAACCTATGAATGGAATTATAAAAACACATATGGTAATATCTTAATAGATGATAAATTAAATTTTGTATATGAGAAGATAGCTGAACTATCAAATACATATTTGATAACCTCTAATATTAAACCACCAGAAAAATTAGAAATACAACTTTTCTTTAGTGAAATATACGGAAACGACACTCATGTTAAACACTCTCATCCAGGAGCATTACTTTCTGGATTATTTTATTTGACTGTTCCAGATGATGCTGCTCCAATTATTTTTTATGATACGAGCCCACATTATGATTATATTCCGTATAATGCATTAAATCCATCTGATGACCGTAGGCAATATATTATAAATCCAAAAGAAGGTATGGTTCTAATATGGAATTCTTGGTACCAGCATGAAGTTCCAAAATCAAATAGTATTAAACCAAGAATTACAGCAGTGTTTAATGTTGCTAGAAAATAATGGATTACAGACAACCTCAAAATAATAGAGAAGCGTTCATTCGCTGGTACGCATGGTCATTGAAGTATGATGACTGTGATCCAGCTGTTTGGTGCACGAACTATCTCAATAAGCGTTACGAGCATAATGATGAACAACGTCTTTGGCTCGCTTGGCTTTACGGTAACACTTATCAACTACCAACTGCGTGGGTATTGATGAATGAATTTCCTGATTATGAATTAGCAACAGTTGATAGAATTACGCAGTGGAACTCAACAAATTATAAACGATTACGTTACCAAACTGATACCAAGTGGAACAAGGGGCATCTCCCTGCCATGTTTGCTTCATATCAGCAATTTATTGGTAACAAAACTCAACGAGAAAGAATGGAAGGGTTTTATGGAGACAATGAAGAGACAAACTTTGATAACCTGTGGGAAAGCGTTAAGTCTGGGCTGCATAAGTTTGGTCGCTATTCCACTTGGTTTTATCTTCAGCATCTTAAGCATACCGCTGGTATTCTTATCAGCCCTACTAGTCTCATGCTGGATGATTATGATGGCTCTCGGTCTCATCGTAATGGATTATTATGCGCCCTCGGCAGACATTACGATATGGATAGAAAACTCACTGAACAAGAGTATGCAACTCTTGAGTCAGAAGCCAGATCTATTCTCATCGAAACCAAAGATAGATTCCCAGATTTGGAAACGCAAATAGATTTTTTTACAATGGAAACCTGTCTGTGTTCGTTTAAGAAAATCTTTAGAGCACATCATGGACGTTACCTTGGTTACTACTTAGATCGTCAGGCTGAAGAGATTATTAAAGCAGAGGGTGATGGTTGGTATGGTATTGATTGGGATGTTCTGTGGCAAGCACGTGAAGAAACTATTGACTTACGTCTAGATCACAAAAGAGGAATCGATAAAGAAAAGTTTCCTGCATTTATAAATTCAGGTAAAATAGAAAACTTGGATTGGATGTTTGATGATGAAGAACCTATGTTAATTGGATTGGAGAATTTTTAATGGCTATTACTAAAGGTCAAATGACTGGACTTACTGGTGCTATGTATGAAGATATGAATCCTGCTAGTGTTTCAATTTCAAATACTGGTGCTATTACTGGAACTATTATTGGAGCAGCAGGTAGTACGATTACTACTGGAACAGGAATAAGTTCTATCTCAATTCGAACAAGTGCTGATGAAATCTTTGATAGATATTCTTTAAATGAGTTTCTTGTTGAGCATCGTGTTCAAGAATTTGAACTTATGAAACTCCGTGAAACCACTGTTGACTATGCTGATGTTATTAAAAATAATCTAGCAAAGACTGCTTCTAAAGAAATTATCAAGAAAATGACCTTCACAAAGAAACATGAGATTGATAGTGATACTCATTCATTCCGTGGACGTGTTTGGGTATTTACGAAAGATGAACTAAACAAAATGATTGAGGAGATCAGAAATGGCATTTGAAGAACGTATCGGCGCAACTGATATTATTACATTCGAAAGAACTACCATGGAAACAAAAGAACGAAAGATAGTTGCTGTCGGTGGATCTCCTGGAACTGGAAAGACTACGTTATTCCGTAAATATATGGAAGATAAACAGTGGATCGGAGTTGAGCCAGCAAAATTAGTATCAACAATGTATAATACCGAACGAGATCTTTATATCCTTGGTAAATACGAAGAGGGTGAAACCTTTGCTGGAACCGATCGCCTTTCTATGGCTGTTCAACCACCTCTTCAAGAATGGGTCGCTTCCCATAACTGCAATATCCTTTTCGAGGGAGATCGGGTTTTCAACCAATCATTCCTAGAGTTCTGCATGGGTCTCCCAAATACCAAGCTAGAAGTGGTATTTCTAAAGGCTCCCAAAGATATTTTAGAACAACGCTATAAAGATCGTGGATCTGACCAGTCAGAACAATTCCTAAGAGGAAGAGAAACTAAATATAGTAACTTGATGTCTAATTTTGAACTTATGCCATATATTACTGAGTTTGTAAACACTAACTTAGAGGAGCAGGGGAAGGTTCTTGCATTTTTGGAGAAGCAGTTTAGTTAAGCAAGCATCTTCTGGGGATTATGTATCACCTAGAAAACGCCAATTATGACTTTATGGAATTACTGAATTTCTATTCAGTACCTTTCCGAGCGAAATTCATACCCTCAAAAATATGGAAAGATTTAGATAACTACCGAAACGACTCAGTTGGACTAGGTAATTATGTTAAGAAGTGGCGCACTAAAATAGAATGGAGAAAAGAGCCATCTAAAGCCACAAGATTTAAAAGAGGGGTTAGTATTGCAGGCGAATACGATATCGAGAAACGCCAGTGCTGTCTTATAATCTATACAGATTATTTTAATACATTCCCCTTTACTGAAAATGGTTGGAGAAATTTTAAGTTCCGATTAATAACATGCCTTCAGCATGAGATTATCCACTACATGCAATATGATAGACGTGACGATCAATGGAGCCACTACGTAGTTCCATATAAAAAAGCCCATAACAAAAGAAAGAATGACGAGAGACAATATCTCTCTGAGTTCGATGAGATCCAAGCATATGCTCATTGTATATTAATGGATTTTAAATCTAGACGTCCAAATATGGATATTGAAACCCTCCTCAATAGATGTAAAACCCATCGTGATTCTAGAACTTTAACATACTTCTTAAAGACATTTGATTATGATTTTAAGAATAACGCAGCAATACCTAAATTAATGCAGCAAATAGTTAAATGGGAACGTAAATATAATCGAATTACTTAAATCCATCTCGTTATAAATAAAGATATAACACTACTTAATTGATGGATTAAATGAAAGATTATAGACAACTAATCAAAGAACTACCGAGTAAAACGATAGTTCTAGCCTGTGGAAAGTTTAACCCTCCGACTATCGGACATGAACTTCTTATAAAGGCTGTCAAATCTCTAGCCGAGCAGAAGAATGCCAGCTACGCCATTTATGCGTCCGATCTAAGCGACGCTAAAAAGAATCCTCTAATAGTAGAAAAGAAAGTACAGTATTTAAATCTGTTATTTCCGAATACACATTTTTCTACATACTCAGATAATATTAATGAAACAGTTTCTAAACTAAAAGAAACTTATCGAAAAGTTATCGTTGTTACAAGCGCAGATAAAGTAGCATCACTAAAGAAATCTTTGAAAGAAGCTACAGTTATATCAGCAATGGATAAAGATCCAGACAGCGAAGATACTACTCGTACTTATGCAGTTAAAGGTTTATACGAAGAGTTTAAAAAGAATTTACCTTCAGCAATTCGTGAAATTGATTCTCGTAGATTAATGAATGATTTAAGAGTTGGTTCAGGATTAGAACCAATCAAAGAAGAAATTAAATTAGTCAAAGATAATCTACGTGAACAATATTTCCGTGGTGAAATATTTAATGTTGGTGAACACGTTGAGTCAGATGGTCAAGAATATGAAATTATTAAACGTGGTTCTAATCATTTGTTGCTAAAAGAATCAACAGGTAAATTAGTAAGCAAATGGATTC